CTATTCAATGGTTACAGCGAACCGCTATTGGTCGCAGATTTTTGGGATCGCGTTTAGCAACAAACGCTGGCTGCATTTCTTTATGCTCTTTGTTCCTGTTATGGGGCTCTGGACTTCATCCATTGGTATTATTGGTCTTGCCCTTAACCTCCGTGCTTATGATTTTGTATCTCAAGAGATCAGAGCTGCAGAGGATCCTGAGTTTGAGACGTTCTACACGAAGAACATCCTCTTGAATGAAGGTCTACGTGCCTGGATGGCTCCAGTAGATCAACCACATGAGAACTTTGTATTTCCTGAAGAAGTTCTTCCACGAGGCAATGCTCTCTGACGACATGTCTTATAAGTTAAAGGAGATCATTCGAGATACTTGGCCAAACTTGTATCGACCTCCTAAGGATTGGAAACCTCCTAGTGAGGTTGCTAAGAAGAAAAAAGAATGATATACTGGGGTCTTAGGACCCCTTTTTTATTAACTACATGAAGTTTTTAGGTCTCAGATTATGTGAACATGATTCAAATATTTCTTACTCTGATGGAAGTATCGTAAAGTATTACCAAGCAGAGAGAGATTTGCAATTCAAGCATTATGGATATAGAGATCTTGTCTCATGGAAAAAGATCTTTGATTCATGGGGACTGATTGCTAGTGATATTGACTGTATTGGTATCGTTCTGGACTGTTTCAGACATAAACATATAAAGACGGATGAATCAAAATTATATGAAGTTCTTGATATTCCTTTGTTCGAAAATTTAGGATTTAATTGTCCTGTCTATAGAATAAATCATCACTATGCACATGCATTAAGTGTCTGGACTCTTGATAATATTCAATCAGATGTAGATTTAGTCTTTGATGGTTTTGGAGATGATCAAGTATCACATACTATTTTCAAAGGTCAGGATATTTGTTTAGAATTAAGGAACAATACTTACCCTAGTATTGGACAAACTCTATCCACTGTGGGAAGACATTATCTTGAGCTAGATGGACATATTCTAGATCTTGCTGGTAAGATCATGGCGATGAAAGCATATGGTAAACCGTACAAATTTGATAGGAAGTTTACATTTAGTGATATTGATACTCTTTGGAAACGAGAACCATATAATATTCAGGACCACATTGCTACTGCACATCTAGAAACAGAAAGGATATTCGTTGAGCACTTCTTGAAACATACTGAGGAAGATGATATAATCACTTACAGTGGTGGTGTTGCTCAAAATACCATCATCAATTCTAGAATCAAAGAGGTTCGTCCAAATCTTTTTATTCCTCCACACTGCAATGACTCTGGATTATCTTTAGGCATCGTAGAGTTTTTTAGGAGAATGCATGATCAAGAACCATTTGATACTTCGGGATTTCCTTTCTGGCAATCTGATGTTAAACCCAAAGAAGAACCATCCACCTCTACAATCAAACAAACTGCTGAGAAATTAGCAAGGGGTGAGATTGTTGGATGGTATCAGGGACATGGTGAAGTTGGACCTAGAGCCTTAGGTAACAGAAGTATATTAATGAATCCATCTATTAAAGATGGAAAGGACAAGTTAAACAGTAAGGTAAAACATCGTGAATGGTATAGACCATTTGGTGCTTCTGTTCTAGAAGATAAAGCATTAGAATATTTTTCTTCTGGAGATAGTCCTTACATGTTATATGTTGTTGATGTACTAGATAAAGAATCGTTTCCAGCAATCACTCATGCTGATGGTACATGCAGACCACAGACAGTTTCTTCAACTCATGAAATTTATTACGAATTAATTAGTGAGTTTGAAAAACTAACTGGTATACCAATGTTGTTGAATACTTCTTTAAATAATGGTGGTAAACCTATTTGTGGATCGCCAAACGATGCACTAGAACTTCTCTCTAGAACTGAAATGGATTCACTTGTTATTGGAAACACAATTTATTAGGTACAACAATATGAAAATCGTTGCATATTCTAAACGGGGTTGCTTTTATTGTGACCAACTAAAAAAACTTATTGAGAGAGCAGGTCTTACAGACAGTTGCACTTTTATTACGGTAGGATCAAAAGGTACGGTTACTAAAGAAGAATTTGCAGAGAAATTTCCTGATGCTGCTGGATATCCTCTAGTGGTTATTGATGATGAAATTATTGGAGGTCTTGTTCCAGTAGCAAAGTTTCTGGTGGAAAATGGTTATGTTCAATCTAGACCTAAACATCTTAGAGATTCATCATCAAAAGTCATGGAGAACTAGAACATGACGGACATAAATAAAGGTACAGAGTTGATGCTTAGGAGGAAGGCACCTGTTAAAAAGGAGTCTCCAGTGCTCAAAAGACTGGGAACAGAAACAGTTTTTTCTCTTCTAAGCAGAAAGTTTCGTTTCAAACTTGAACTTAGTTGGGAAAAAGTATTAGACAACTAAGGAGTTGGACAAATGGAAACGGCAACAATCCTATTTTTCTCGGCAACAGCATCTTTTCTATTTCTATGTGTCGGGGTTGTAGCAGGGTGGACAGCTAAAGATTTTATGCATGACTACTTTGGATATGAGGATGGAGTTGCTACAATGCATCCAGAAATGTATGACCAAAATGGTCAATATATTAACGAAGAACTATTATCAGTGAGATTTATTGAGGACGAAGAAGATGAAGCTTTTGATGAATGAGGTACTACAAAAAGTATCAAACGCAAAGACCAAGAAAGAAAAGATCGTGCTGTTGCAGGAGCACAACACTCCTGCACTTCGTTCTCTTCTGATTATTAATTTTGATGAGAGTATTGTTTCCTTACTACCCGAAGGAGATCCACCATTCACTCCTAACAGCGCCCCAGAGGGCACTGAACACACAAAGCTAGAGCATGAGTCCAGAATCCTTTATCACTTCTTTAAGGGGGGTTCTAGCATCCCTCAGAAGAAACGTGAAACAATGTTTATTCAACTCCTTGAAGGATTGTCTGAAGGAGAAGCGCGTGTTATGATTCTTGCGAAGGATAAGCAACTCGGTAAGCGTTATAAGATTACCAAACAATGTGTTGCTGAAGCCTTCCCATCAATTGTTTGGGGAAATCGATCTTGAGTAAAGTAAGAGTAATTCGTGAAGATTGCAGCCCAGATCTGGCGCAAGACAGAACACTTCCTAATACTGCATTCCTTGTAGAGTATGAGAAGGATGGGAGAACCTGTTACGACATTGCCATCCCAAGAAAGAAAGTGGACATGTTTGATTACTACTGGGATAAGTATCGACATGGACTAAAGGGTTGGACTCAGACTGAAGGAAGGTCCAACCCAAAACTGTGGGAAGATCCACAAGCTAAGAAAAAGTAGTGCTCTATCAAAAGGAAAACAAAAGTATTTTCCACATTCATATCCCAAGGACTGCTGGAAGATACATTAAAAATATTTTTCTTGATAATCAATTCACTGGTAAGTATCTGTACTACGATATGTACTATAGAGGTATAGAAGTTCCTCATTTACACTATCCATTATATAATGATCTTCCACACGTTGAAGACTCCAATCACTTTACCGTTGTAAGAGATCCATTTGGGAGATTTAAGTCAGCAATGCAATTGTTGATTAGAGCAAAAGATTATCCAATCCAATTGTATGATAAGTTAAAGGACAAAGACTGGTTCTTTAACTTTTTGAATCAATCTCGTAATCATAAACAGTATCATCAAAATCATTTCAGAAAACAATCAGATTTTATATCTTCAAGAACACATGTCTACAAGTTTGAAGACGGGTTGGGTATAGAATTTATAGATTGGTTGAATGATAGATTGGACTTAGACCTAAAGAGGATTGAATATAAATATGAAATTTTTCATCCCCTTACAGTCATAGGTGAAGAGTTACCAAACAAGGCAGAGATAGATCCAATAGTTGAGGATCACATCAGAGAATACTATCAAGAAGATTACGAGAACTTTAAGTATTGAAAACTGTATTACATGTTACAGTTGCAAAGCACTAAATAATATGGTAGACTTTACCAGTCGTTCATCCTATGTTAGCAGTGCTGCTTGCATGGTATCTCGCAAGTCATGACTCCTCCCCTTATGGGTGGCACATGAAATGTGAAGACTTCCTACAACGATCAGTTGAGATTCAAATGGATCCCAACCTAGATCAACGTTCTAAGTACAACCTAATTGGTTATCTCAGAACAAAAGTTGAAGGAGAATGTAGCGGTTCTTATACATAGGACGCAAGTAAGTCGCGGAACGGAGCGTTCATCCCATGCTAACGGAACTACTTCTGTACACCACACTCAGTTGCCAACAAACCGATGCAGTATTGTTGAGGATTAAGGCAAACGAACATCTTAATGATGCAATCAAGGTTGAATTGGTTGAAACCGTAAAGGAATCAGCACCAGAGTGTGAGTTTTATTGGGACGCAAACGACTGAAGGAACGGGTTTTAATTAACTCATTTCTTTAGGAGACCTACAATGAACACCCTTAACCTCATCAAGAAGCAGATCAACAAAGCTGCAGCACTTCATGATGCACAAATTGCTATGACCACCTATCGTGGTGTCAAGTTTGAGTGCAAGCAAGGTGATGTTGATGAAGTCCATGGTACTTTCTGCTATCGCGGACACACCTATCAAAAGTGATATGAACTACACATATCATTACGATGATATGGATAAAGATAGTAGACCACCAAGTTGTTACCAA